GTTTTACTTGTGAGGTCCCTTCTTGGGGCTTCTCGAACAGGTATTCCACCTTAGGCCAAGCCTCCTCTTCATCCTCCCGAACAGGAGATGGTTGAGGAATCTGCTCTACAGTAGCGACTAGCTGCTGTGGTAGTTCGTCTTCAAGTGAATTCAAAAGTTTCATCCACATCACATTCCTCTCTTCATCATTTGGTTCAGATGTTTCAAAGAGTTTTCTGAAGTCTAATTCCTTCAATGGAATTGGGGCAGGTAATGCACCCTTTTTGACTTTCCAGAGTTTCTCATTCCATCTGATCCTTTTCAAAACAAAATCCGTTTCAGTCTCGTCAACCTTAAGTTGCTCGAGCGCCACAGAACTGTCTAGAAGCAAGTTCATTGCTTCCAGATTGACAGCATCCTCGTAGATCTTCACTCCATCATTCTTGATGATACTCAAAAATGGTTTGTCGAGTCTAGACTTTGCCTTTTCCCAAGTTTTCCATACCGTAGGGTTGGTACCCAGGCTTCTCGGTTGTTTCTTCGACCAGTTGAACAAGATAAGCTTTGCCATTCGCAAATCTAATTCACTGGGTTCGTAGATGCCAAGAAGGCCAAGACCTCCGATCCATTCGGGGACATACCAGGGAAGGTACGTGCTTGTCAATGTATGCTCGTTATGTTCGACATACTTTCTGTGAACTTTTTTCAACATCCAAGGAGGACTGTTGCGGATTAATTCTCGGTACTGCGCACCAATGGTCCAGGTTTCGTCTTGATCGTAGAGATTAGACTTGCCACCAGATCGTTTTTGCCCGGTTAGGAGCCCCATATTTACGTAAGGGACCTGCTGTAACCGACCGTTTTCAATCAAGAAATCTGTTGAGTTGATCTGGAGGAACGCTCTCGAAAAGAACGTTTTTCCTACCGATTCCTCCATCCCAATCATTGCAATGTTCTCTTGCCAGCTACTCTTAGCCAGGTTTGAGCCGCGAAAGACGACATCGTCGCCATTGATCGCGCATGGACATTCATGCAGTGAATAGTAAGGTTGGTTTGGTGATCCATCCTCGATTGATTTTCTTGTGACGGCTGCGTTGACGATACACAGGATGGGAAATGATACAATACTTCCCATGAGTTGCCCTATTGTCTGCTCCGCTTCCCTCTCTCCATGTTTGATGATGTTTCCCGTAAGACTTTCGAGAAATATCTTCCTGACCGCACTGCTATATCCTAGTACATTGCAG